CTAAGCCGCCTAAAAATGATGCTATAGTCATACCTGCCCAGAATCCACCTCTACCACGATTTGCTAATGCTAGAAGTTCATCCATGCCTTGTTCTAACTTGTCAATCTTTTTTTCCATTTGCTCAACTTGAGCTACAAGTTGTCCATATTTGAATGGGTCAATATCACTCATTCTAAAATCCTTTACTCTTGATTAGTTTGCGTTAGTGACAATAATCCTGCTTGTTGTGGCAACGTTATTTGTTGTGTTGTTGGTGTTAAAATACCTGATTTTTTTGCGCCACTTACTTTATATAGCGTTTTAGCTAATAAAGTTTTAAAAGCTAGACTTCTAGTTGCTAAGAAACCAGCAGTTCTAGGAAGATTCTCAGCTAACCAACCCATAGCTACTGGGTCTTTATTTAAATCCATAAATGCACGTCTTTCAACAACATCTAATGTATCTAAAAGTTTAGACTCTGTTTTATTAAGTTTTACAATATCTGGAACTTCACTTGCCACTTTTTCTTTTAATCCACGTGCTAATGATTTCTGAGCTTCTACTTCAGTTGTTCCCATTTGACCATATTTTTTTTGTAATGCAGAATATGTTCCTTGTTTAATTTCTTGAGCTGTTTGAACAGGAATAGTTTGCTTAGGACCACCTAATGGTGTTCTATTAGTTGTCATAAATTCATTAGCAACTTGGTCAATAGCTGCTAAATCAGCAGTAGGATTAACTTGGTTAGACTTTTTGGCACGTAATTCATCTAGGTAATTTAATACATCAGTTTTATTTACAGTACCTGTAGATGATTTTACTTTATTAGCTATTTGTTCATTAATGTTAGCAATTTTATTTTTCATTATTTCTACTGAATCTCTAGAAATATCTAATCCATTTTCTAAAAGAGTTCTTGCTGCAACATCTGCTTTACCTGTTTTTAATTGTTTATAAGTAGGTTTTAAAGCACTTTGCATTAAATCATAAGACTTTTGTTCTAATTTAGGTCTAATAGATGGTAATGATTCCCCTACTTTAGATATACCTGTTTTTGCTTGTTCTAAAATTTGTGGAGTTTGCATTGTTGGCATACCTGCTACAGGTCTTAATCTTGATAATGCTGATACTTCTGATAAACCAGGCAATGCTTCTATACCTGATTGTTGAATAACATTTGCTACTTTAGGTAAATATTCTTGACCAGATACAGTTCTAGGTTGGTACATAAAGCGTTGACCTTCTCTAGCAACTGATTGCTCAAAAGGTAAATTAGTGCCACCAAATCTTTCAGGTAATAATGCTTTAGTAGCACCATATAAACTACCATAAGCACCTGTAGCTAATGATGCCGGAACTTCTAATGCACCTGTAATTTTATTAAAGATACCAGCTTCAGATTTACGTTTTGCTAATTGACCACGTTCTGTTGTTTGTTTTTCTCTTAATGCTAGTGCTTCTTGTGGTGGCAAAAATTCAGGAATACCACGTACATCAGTTAGTCCTGTTGCTACAGGATTTTGTATTCCTTTAATCTCATTAGCAAATAGTTGAGCAGCTTCAGTATCACCAGCATTATGAGCTTTAACTAATGCGTCTTTTAATTGCGTTAATCTATCTGCCATTATTCAACTCCATATGCTTTTAAAATATCTTCTTTATTTCTTACTTGTGATGATGGTGTTTTTTCTTTGTAACCCATAATAACTTTAGAAGGATCAAGTTTATTTGTTTTAGCAATTTCTGCATATTGTATATCATATTTATTTTTAACTTCTTCAGCAGCTTGATATAGTTTATTTGCTACATTTAAAAAATCTTGTCTTTGTGTTGGATTTAATTTTTGACCAGTAGCAAGCATATTAAAGTAATTTTGTGCTCTATCTACTACACCAGTAGCTTCCATTGCTAATCTTAACTCTGTATCACGAACAACAGAAGTAGGATCAAGTAATTTCATAAATGTAGTAGCACCTGCTAAATCACCTGCTGGTGAAGCACTACTTAAAGATTTATTAATAATATTATAAGCAGAACGAACTTCACCAAAGTTTTTAACTTCAGGAGTATCTTGATATTGTTTGCGTAAGTCTTGCTCTTGTTTAAATATATCTTGTTTTGTTTGAGCTTGTTTTTTAACAATAGGTGTTTGAGTTTGTTGTGCAACAGGCTGTGTAACTTGACCAGGTTTTGTAGTAATTTGTGGTTTAGTCATATCAACTGGTTGTGTTGTAACATTTTCTTCATTATATATTGGAGGCAATATATTAGGTGGTAATGCAGATGGTTGAATTTTAACAGGTACTGTATATACATTACCATTTTCATCCATTGTTTCTTGCATAATAGTTTTAGGAGAGGTTTGATTTCTGTAAGCAAGTGCATATTGAGATGTTTTTCTTAATGCTTCGCCTTCAGGAGTGTTTTGAGAACCTCTAGCTAAGATACTAAGTGATGATCCTTCTACTCCTGCGCCAAATCCAGCTAAACTACCAGATTCTTTAGCAATAGCTTGGTCAAGTATTTTAATCTGATTTTGAGCATTATTATATCCAGTATCAGTATCTTTAACTGTAGCAAGAGTTTCACGTCTTCTCATGAGTTTTTCTAATGGAGTTAAACCTTCCATTTCAAGTCTTTTAGCACCTTGTTCCAATTCCATTTGCTTTACTCTACCTAGTAGTGCTTGGTCATATACATTTTGTGATGAACCCATGCCACCTACATACGCTTTAGCTAGATATGGAATTGCACTACCTACATTTAAGTTTTTAGGTTGTGCAAAATAATTAGCAGCAGTTCCTATGATACCTTGAACAATAGCTTGATTTTGTAATGTTTTTTGTTGTTCTGGAGTAAGAATACCTGTAAGAGCTTCAGATGGTCTAGCACCAAAAACATTCATGCCTGAAAACAAATTACCAAGTCCAGATGTAACTGGATTAGTAAGTGCTGAAATTGGGTTGTTATCAAATAATGCCATGATTTATCCTATTAAAATTGGTCTACGTGGTAATTGTGCCATGCTATTAAATTGTGGGATAGGAACAGCACCTTGACCTATCATTTGTTGTGCGCTTAATGTTGGAGATGGTTGTAATGGAGCTTGTGATTGGTTCATAGTACCATAAGCATTAAGTGCTAAGTTTCCATATCCTACTGGGTTACTCATCAAAACATCACCTGGCATAATACCGCTTACACCACGTTTTAATCCACCTAATAATGATGTATCATAACCTCCGCCACCTGCAAATGTTGCCGGTCCTTGACCACCTAAAAATGATGGGTCATATCCAAGTGTTGAATTTTTAGCTACATCAAACATACCTTGAGAGCCTGTGTATAAAGATGGATTTAATCCTTGAGCATAAGTACCTGCTTGACCTAATGTAGTTCCAGCTCCAGTATTAAACATATTAGCCATGCCAATATTACCCATATTTGATGCACCTTCTGTAGCTATGGCGTTTCCAAGATTACTTGTTGTCCCTCCTGTTGCAGCTTTTACTCCACCTGCACCGCCCATAGCACCACCTAGATAGCCACCTGTACCACCTACTGCAGCACCTATAGCTGCATTTCTTAATGATTTATCTAGACTTTTGCCTTGTAATAAAGATGTTCCACCACTTACACCTGCACCTATCATTGCTGCTGTTACTGGATCACTCATTATTTGCCTACCTTTCCTACTACATAGCAGATTGGTTCTAAAATAGCACGATAAATCATGCCATAAACATCACGTTTTTTACCTCTTTTTTGTTTCCATATATCAGCAGTCCTATGTCTTGCGATATGCTCTAAAACACCCCTTAAAATGCGTTGTAGGGCATTCTTTTCACCTGCTTTGTAAGCATAGTTTACTAATGGTAAGAATAGAGTGTGATAACCTTTTTCGTATGCTGGGTCTAAGTCTTTAGATTGAGCTAACCAAATAGCATTACGGAAGCTACCAAAGCCATATTCAGCATTCATAGCTGTACATACAATCTTACCACCACCACTAGATGTTGTTTCTGATCTTGTAGTTAATGGTTGACCTGCTACTGTAGATGTAAACTGTGCAAGTCTTTGGTATGGTAAGTTTTGCTCAAAGTTAAAGCGGTCTAAGTCAGCTTGTAGAGCTTGTTGAGCATAATTCTCACGTGCTTGACCAGTTTGTAATAGTTGATTAATAGGTTGAAAAGCTGCTTGTGCCATAGTAGGTGCATTTCTAGCTGCTTGTTCTTGTAAGCCACGTTCTGCTGCATAGTTTTGATATGCTGCTTGACCTGCTTGATTTGCTAAAGCATTAGCTAGATTTTGTTGTGATAATGATTCTAATTGTGTTTGTGCGCCTGAGCCATAACGACCTGCTTGAGCTGCATTACTACGTGTAGAACCAATAGCTTGTTGATATGCTTGTGTCGCTGCTTCTTGTCCTGGTCTTAATGCTGCTTGTAGGAAAGGATTAGCACCCAAGTATGAACCACCTACAGCACCTTGTTGTTGTGCTAGAGCTTGGTTAATAAGAGGGCTACCAGCTCTTGCTTGTTGTTCTGCCATAGTAAGTGCTGATTCTGTTTGTGCAGATGGACTTACATATGTTTGACCAGCGTAGTATTGTGGTGTATATGTTTCGTATAATTTTTGAGCTTCTGATAAGCCTCTTTCAACATAAGGTCTCATAGACGGATCAATACCAGAAGTCGTAGTTTGTTGTTGTGGCGATCCACCACCACCCCATAACATAAACCCATTGCGAGTCATAAATCCTGTTATAAGCCAATACATTTTGTCTTTAAATGAATTGTTATATCCTAAATCAAAACCAAATAATTTCATGTTGCTTCCTTAAAGTGTAAATTCCCATGTTGAAGGTTTAAAACCCATCTCTTTAGCTTTTCTATCCCAACCACGTCTTTGAGATGTAAAAGTAATCTTTGTTTTACTGCCTTGTTTTGCTATTTCTTGAATTTCTTTCCATGCTTGTTGAAGTAAATCTTCATCATTAATAGATGACCATGCTGCCCATACATGAAGTGCATTTCCTATAGGCTGTAATACTACAAAACCATAAGGTTGATTATTAGTAATGGCTAGAAATGTCATAGATCGTTGTTCGTAACAATCACAATAGACATCTTCTACAATCCATTCAGGACTGCCTTTACTTCTTATAATCTCTAAACCATGCTTTATAAACTGCCAATTAGCACGTAATTGGTCTTTAGGTATATAATGTAAAATCATCCTACTATTATATAACGATATACCTTATTCGTGCCTGTATTTGCAGGGTGACTAATGGTTGCAGTACCTTGAGATTGTGCGCTGATGTAAGGTTCTGTAAATAAGTTTGTAGTGTATGAATTAGCACTTAAATACTGAATAGTTACAATAGCACTAGGTGTTACAGGTCTAGTAGGATTAGTTTGTGCTGCAATATGTTCTAGTATGACTAATGTAGAAGTAGTAGCCCAAGCTAAACTTACATAATCATCTTTAGCTAGTTCTATGTTAAAGTTTAATGCTGCAATCACATGACCTTTAACGCTGCCATGTTTACTGTCTATAGAAAATTTACTATTAGAGCCTGCAACATCTGAACCATTTTTTCTAAGCCAAATATCTACATCTTGTATTTGTGAATCATCATTTGCTAACTGAACACTAAACTGTAAGTTATAAAGACCAGAGTAATCTACTTTTATCTTATAACCATCTACACGAGTTGTACCTAAAGAATAGTCTGTAGTATTAAGTGTAATATCGCCTGTAGCTGTAACAGTCGCTAAACTTTGATCTGTCGTATCTTGGAAAGCACCGTATGGAAAGTATGTACTAGCTGCTGTTTGTGATAAAGGTTCTAACCCAATATATGAGTTATATCCTATACGTTCATCATTGATAGTAGTTGATACTGCACCACTAGCAACTAATGTAATTGTTCCTGTATTGTTAGATTTACCCTCTACAAGATTGTTTACAATTTCAGCTACACTTCTTTCATCACCACCTGTAATAGGTAGTTTACGGTACATATCACTACGTGCCATTATCTTGTTCCTTGTTCAGAATAGTCTATATCCATTCCAATAGCAGATGTCCAGTTAGAGCCTGTAGGTGTTAAACTTACTCTATGATAACGACCTGCACTTCTTACAGAACATCTATCTTCTTCGTCTGTTGTTTTAGTGGCAGAATATGTAATCTCATCATTTAACATCTTACGACTTGCTATTTGTACAGTAGCAGAACCATTATCTACAGATGGTCTAATAAGATTTACTACAGAGTTATAACCATATTCTAGATCATTAGTTGTTAATGTTGCTGTTGCATTTACGCCTGTGAATGTAGCAATTTTTGTATTTTTTACACCGCTAAATAAGAACTTACCACCTTTATAAAGTCTATCATCTAGTGCTGTAGTTAATGTATCTATAGTTTTTAATCCTGCTGCACTTGCTGCCATGTCTATAGCAACACCTGTTCCTGATCCTGCACCTGTAGCTGTGAATAATACGCCTACTGTATTAGCAACTGCACCAATAAGTGTATAGTCTGTAGTGCCTATACTTCTTATGGTATATGATTTACCTACTGTAAAAGAGCCTGCTGTTACGTTATAAGCAGAGTCTATTGCATCTAAAGATGTGCCTGAAGTGGCTAATGTAGAAAGATAATTTACATCTGTATCTGCTTCACACCATTTTTTAGTTTCATAGTTATAAATAAGTAAGGAGCGACTACCTGATGTATTTCCATAATTCCAAATAATAAGATTACGTTCTGGGTCTACTGCTGCAGATATAGTATCAATATCACCAATGTTAGCATTACTAAAAAAGTATCTATCTACCTTTTCAGCGCCTATACCGGTTAATGTTTGACCATTTGTAGCATAGAAACCATCATCAGATAAGAAATATGAAATACCACCATATTGAGCAATAGAGTTTCCTTCTATACATCCAATGTTTCTTGAAATCGTGTCAAATTGGAAGAATAGTGGTGAGCCAATATATGACATACGTACAATGGCTTTTTCTAAGAATACGATACCAAATTCGCCACCTGTAATACCGGTAATATCACCACCATCAGGAATATCTTGATAATCTGATTGTGATGCAGCACCTGCTGTCCAATCAGTAGGATCATTAATATCTGACCATTGAACACGTGATGGATTTGTTCCTGCACCTATATTAGCACCTACTACAAAGTCACGAACTACTGTAATGTATTTAGCTACTGGTGCTGATGCTGCTAAATCTGCAAATAATGTAGATGAGCTTACATCATAATATTGTATCTTTTCAGAACCATTAGTAGCGAGCGCATAATTACCAAATTGAACAAATTGCCATCTATTTGTGCCTGTATAGCCACCTGATTTAGATACATTATCTAATGATAAATCTGTGCCATCTAGTTTAAATAATTTAGTAAGACCGCCTGTAAATATAAAAACATCATTATTAAGTTTAGCTGCAAATGCGTTATTTAGGTTTTCTGATGCTGCACCTGAATAATCTACAGCAGTTTTAAACGGACCATAACCTACCGCTAAAGGAATAACATTATTAGCTTCTGATACTGCGTCTAGGATAGATGGTTGATCAGGTAACCAATCTTTAAAAGCTATTCTTTGTGTTTGCATAGTTTACTCGTAAATGATATTTGCTGAACCTGCATCAAAATTACCTGCTGTGGTTGCAAGTTGAATTTGAGTAAGCGTACCCCCAAGATTAATTCCACCTCCACCAAATGAAACACCAGTACCACTTATACGACCACAATGATTTGATACCCATTTATTTGTTGTAAGTAAAGTTATATTCATTGTACCAGTAAATGCTCTTGAATCTGCGTTTAATGCAATAATAAATCCAGCAGAGTTATTTTGAACTTCAGGAGATGTTAAAACTGATGATGAAGTGCTATCATAACCTGTAGATACAATACCACCTGACGTTCCTAATCTTACTAAAAGCTGTCCGCCTGAAGATAAAGAAACATTATCAAATACCAAAGTAATTCTTTTTACCCAAGATGGTATTGTGGTTGATAATGAAACAGTTGAACCTGATGTTGTAGCAACTGATGTACCACTTATTAAAGTAGGTGTAACACTTTCCCATTTATTAATAGTAGCAGTACCATTACCAGCACCTACTCCTGTTGCAGTAAATACAACACCTACAGTATTGCTTGAAGCTCCAATTAAAGTAAAGTCTGTAGGAGTTGATCCTAATGTTAGTATTGTGTATTCTGTGCCAACAACAAATGACCCTGCATTAACTGTATCACCTGCTGTGGATGTTAGTACGTTAGAGTTAGCTCCTGGTTTAATAGAAGAAATAGCGCTAGTAGCGTTTCCTACCAAGATTGCATTTGGAGAATTAGTTGCAACACCAGTACCACCATTAGCTACAGATAATGTACCAGTAACATTTTGTGTTAGATTGCAATATGTGATATTAACTGCTGTTCCTGTATCTGCTGTGCTAGTAATATCTCCTGCTGTTTGTGCATAAGTAAATGTATTTGTTCCAACAGTAGCAATTAAAAATGTTCCATTTACACTTGTATTTGTAACTGCTGTTACGGTTACGTATGTACCGGCTGTAAATCCATGGCTAGTTGATGTAGTAATAGTCACTACATTAGATGTACGTGCTACGTTAGATATTGCTTTTTGAACTGCTCCAGTACCACCTTGTGCTGTTGATAAAGCAGTTGTTAATCCTGTAATAGAAGTAATATCAGAGTTAGCACCTGATTTAGCTGCACTTAAATTAGTTCTAGCAGTACTTGCTGTAATAGCACCTGTTCCACCTGCACCTACAGCTAAAGCATCACTATCTGATGTGTAGTAAGTTGGACTAGCTGATTGAAAGTCTTTAAGTTGAGCCATAAGACCACGTATAGCATTGTTTACGTTAGCTGGTGAACATCCTTCAGCAATATTAATATTACTAATATCCGTATTACTTGCTGCGGTTGAACTAAATTCTGAAATCTTGTTTTTTGCCATTTTTTATCCTTGTCTGAGCCATATATCGTTGCTTGGTGTTACTTCTGTCCATAATTCTGATCCTGCTGTTACTTCTGTCCATGTATCTGTAGATGGTGATATTGCTGACCATACGTCTGTAGATGGTGTTGCATCTGTCCATATTTCTGTGCCTGGTGTAACTGGTGTCCAACCTTCGCCTTGTATAAGACCTTGTGCTGTAACTGTACCTATACCTTCTACATAAGCAAAACCTGCTAATATAGCGTTAGAACTTGCTGTAACAAAAGCAAAACCATTTACTTGTGCATTGCCTGATAATTCCATGCCACCAAGTGCTGTGACTGTGGCAGTTCCTGTAATAGAACCACTATCTAATCTAATTCTATTGTAGTTTATTGTTACTGTAGCATTTGCTGTGATAGAAGCATTGCCACCTATTAATAATGAACCTAATGCTGTAACCGTTCCTGTTGCTGTAATGCTTGCTGAAGCTAATGCAATAGAACCGCCAGTAGCTGATACTGTAGCATTTGCAAATATAGACCCACTACCAAATTGTGTTCTGTATGCTATAGCAGATAAGTCTGCAAATGCGTTTATAGATGCACTACCAAAGACTAATGCGCCACTTGTTGTAACTGTAACTGTTGCAGTAGCTGTAATACTTGCTGCAGATGTTCTAAATCTTGTTGCTGATGCACTTACACTTGCATCTGCTGTAATAGAAGCAGAGCCTGTAATAATTTGTCCACTTATTACAAGAGAGCTAAATGGTGTTTGCGAAAAGGCATAAAAGCCAAACATATTTAACTCCTTTTATAATTTATTTGGTTTTTGGCTTCTGTCCTAACCATTGTGAATATTTAATTCTTTTAATTCTTCTACAGTAGTTGCATTATCTACAAGTTTTGTAATATCTCTTAATCTTTGCTTTTCTGCAACAATAGCAGATGTATCTTGACCATCTTCTAAAGCACGTTGAAACGCTACATCTTGAGCTTGTAGTAAAATTTTACGTTCTTCACGAAGCCTGTCTTTAGTAATATCTTTAGCTTTATTAATGTCAATAATTATTGCCATGTCCATGCGTTCCTAAATGTTCTGTCTGTTGGTACTTCAGATGAATCTACAATAAAATATTCTTTACCTTGTGGAACATCTTTCTTAGCAATTTCTTCTATTGTATATTGAGATAGGCACTCTGGAGTGGGTGTTAATATAGCTATACTTCCATCTTCATTTTTATAAATAATTAATTTATTCATAATTTTATCCTATCTAAAAATAGAAACACAAACATATTCAGAATTTGCATCAGCACCAGCATCAGAAATTGATCTTATTCTTAATGCTGTTGTAGTAGGAGTATTAGTTGATTGCCCTATAATACGTGGAGCTCCTCCTGTATCTCTACCATTTGTTATATTAAAACAATAATTAGCATCAGGCATTGCAGTTGTAAAGTTTACGACATACTCTCCAGTTCCTAGATCGGCTACACTAGATACATTAGCACTTGCCCGAATTGGACTTCTAACTAATGTTATATTTCCACTTGTAGTAAGTGATGTGCCAGCAGTATATGTAAATACACTTGAACTTGTAACTGTTGCTACTACATAACGACCATCTACACCTGTGCCAGATGTTATATCTGCAAATATGTTATTACCTACTATTAACCCATGATCTGTAACTGTTACTGTAACTGTAGTTCCAGATTGAGAGTATGTTCCACTTAAATTTGCTGTGTTACTTACACCATCAAAATTTACCCATGCACGACATCCATAAGCTGTTGCTACTGAACCATATCCAGAGTCAAATGAAAGCGTAGTAAATGCACCTGTGTTAGGTGTTGTTGCACCTACAGTTCCGTTAATATTAATAGATGCAGTTCCAGTTAAATTAGTAACTGTGCCTGATGAAGGTGTGCCTAATGCTCCTCCATTTGTTACAACTGCACCAGATGAGCCAACATTGACAGCAAGTGCAGTAGCTACGTTTGTACCTAAACCACTTACTCCAGTAGAGATAGGAAGTCCTGTGCAAGATGTTAATGTTCCAGAACTAGGAGTTCCCAAAGCTGGTGTTACTAATGTAGGGCTTGTAGCAAAGACTAAAGCACCTGAACCTGTTTCATCTGTAACTGCTGATGCTAAATTAGATGAAGATGGTGTAGCAAGGAATGTTGCAACTCCAGACCCAAGACCTGAAACACCTGTAGAAATTGGTAATCCTGTAGCATTTGTTAATGTTGCTGATGCAGGTGTACCTAAAGCTATTGCATTATTACTTGCATCTAAATATAAAGATTTTTCAGCAGGATAAGTAACAAATACGTTTTTAGTACCTGCACTAAAATTAACAGCAGTTCCGCCATTGCTAGACTCTAATATCGTATCACGAGATAAAGTAGTGCCTGAAGATGTATATGTGCCTAAACCTACTTCCCATTCTGATCCATTGGCAATAGTATAGTAAGTAGTATTACCATCACCGATAACAGAGAAATCTTGGAATCCAGATACGGCACTACCTAAAGTAAACGTGCCTGTGCCTGTGGTCGTAGAGGTAACCTGTACCCTATCCTTGACGACTAACGCCATGAATTATCCTTAAGCTAAAGTAACTGAAAGGTTGCCTGTTGAAATCTTAAAGATGTCACCAGAGTCAATTGTTTTTGCTGTATCTAATGCTGTATGGTATAAAAGATTACCTGATGTAGAAGCATCATTAATACCAATCCAACCTACTGTACCCCATGAAGCTGTTGCTGTTGGGAATGTTACGTCAGCAGAGTTAGTAGTAGCACCGTTAGATGGTGCACCAAATGTAACTGCTGTTCTAGCGTATGACCCACCAGTTACTTCTGTACCACTACCTGCATCTGTAGGGTCTGAAGTCCATAATGATACATAGACTGTTGCAACTGATGTATATGTTGTGTTGCGCAATGTTGCATTGATTAGCGCATTTTCCAAAAAATTCGACATTTCAGCCATTTATATTACTCCTGTATAAATTGATTACTCTTTGCTAGGTTTTCTGATTCTAATATTACTTGCAAATTAGATGGTATATGAAGTCCAGATACTAATTTACCTCTTAAAGGAATTATGTGATCTACGTGATACTTTCTTCCTTCAATATTACTTTTACGTTGTGCTACTTCATATATTCTTTTAATCTCTGCTCTATCAGACCATATAGGCATTCTTAATAACTTTGTTGCCCTTTTTCTAGCAGATTGTTCTAATACTTTTTCTGGGTATTTTAATGCCCATGCTTTCATCTTGAGTCTATTAAGTTCCTTAAACTCAGGATCGTTTTTATTTTTATGATAGTATCTTTTTGCTGCCTCGTTTAATCTATCTTTATGAGCATCATTCCATTTCTTAATAGCTTTCTTAACCTTTTCAGGATTATTTAAAGCGTATTTCTTTTGTGCTTCTTTACTCATTAACTATCTTGGGGTTACACTCAATGTTGTATATGCATATGTTTGACCTAAGTCACTCTTCTTGATGTTAGCTATAGCACGATCATAAAGAGCAGACCATGTTTGTATTCTAGGATCATTGTATAAATATGGCTCTGCTTCTGCTAAAGTTGCGTAAAGTAAAGCATCTGGGTAATATGCTAAGAACAAGTTACTAGCTGTTGTGCTAGAGATAAATGTAGGTTGAGCATAGTATAAAATTTGAACTGTATATGATGTATCTTGGCTAGGTGCAAATTGGAATTCTGTACCTAACATTGTAAAGTAGTGTGAACGACCTGATAATGTTGTTTGACCATTACGGAAGAATAGATCAGGTGTTTGGAACTCTAATAGAATAGGAGGATTGCCTTGTAAGTGCATCTCTCTTAACTCTAAGAAATCAGATGGGAACGCTACTTTGTTATCAGTTGGGCTAGTCGTTGCAACCTTTAACATTCTTTCTGTTCTTAAATCACGACTTAATCTTAACTGTGCCATCTGAACGAAGTCAGGAATAACACTTGTCAAGTCATTACGAGCTAAGTAGCTTTCTACTGTCGCTGTAAACGTGGTGTAGTTAGTTAATGCCATCTAATTGTCCTTTTAATCTTTCCCAGCATTTGTCCATTTCGTCTCTATGCCATTCAGCACTTGCTAGTGAACGTAACCATTCAGTTCTATCTGGGTATTTTAAGTTTTCTATATCTTGAATTTTGTTGGAAATAGGTATCGCTGGACTATATTCTGAAACAATCACCGGAATACCATAAATACTTGCTTGTACATCTGCTACGCTACCAAAACTTACAACAACATGAGCATTTTTTACAGCTTGGTTAAAGTCACCTTCACCTTTACGCTTAACTATGATTTTGCGTTCTGTATATTTGCGTATTTCTTCTACAGTTTTATCTAGCCAATCGTTTGCTTGGTAGATATATGCTATTTTGTCAGCAGGTGGCAGTATGATTACATGTTCACCTGAACGATATTCTTTAACTTCTGGTATTTCTCTATCTGAAGTACGCCAATCTGTGCAATGATAATTATTTACACAGAATCTAGCCCATTCTAAATCAAAACTTCTATTAAAATAACCGTGATCTATGAGAATATAGGGTATATTTTGTTTTCTACATTCAATTTGTATCTTATCAGCACCACTTCCGTTGCCAACAACTACAGGAATAGACTTACCATCCCATTCTTTTTTTAAAGCACCATTACAGTAACGCTGTAAGCGCATTAAAACTTTATCTCTACGATCTATGCCACTCAGTATTAACTGCATCTAAAACCTGCTCTACGGTAATTGATTGTGCTTTTAAAAGGCAATGCCGACATATACCACTATAAGTCCCACATGGTTCTGAACCATCGTGAATATTTCTATGGGTATCATATCCTAAGTGCCTCGGAGAACTAAATCCTGTCCAAATAACTACAGATGGTATGCCTAAAGCTGCTGCTGCATGATGTAAACCACCATCTGTCCCTACAAAAACACTAGCTTTGTTTAGTATAGCTAATGCTTCCCTGAATGTTTTTGTTTCTATCCAATCTGTATATCTTTTAGCAGTAACATCACCTACTTGTTTCCAAGGTAATTCATGTTTTACTAATTCATCCCATTTATCCCATGCTTTGTTTACAGTATGAATAAATGTACGTTTTACATTAGGCTCTATAAGTATAAAAGGTTCTTTTACTCTCTTATCAGCCCACATTTTTTCGTCTTTAGATAAGTATATTTCACCAGGCTTTGGCTTATAGTTATCATTAAAAACTAGATGTCCGTCTTTAGAACCATTTAGATATGGTCTATGATTAGGATAATTCTTTACCCATACTACATCTGTATCTGAATTAGATGCCATACGAGGATTGTTAGCAAATACTTGGTGATCGTAAAACATACTTACACCATTACCAATCTTGACTTTCTTACCTGTCTTTTCGTTTGCTTCCTTGACTTCTGCTGAAGCCATTATCCAATCACCCATGCCCATTATATTTGGGTAGCGACACTTTCTATGACTTCACGCCATGATCTGTCATCTTGGTAAATTAATCGCATAGAACGATACCAAGGCATACTAGGTTGAGCATAACGCCATTGGTGATATTTAGGTACTAGACACCATGTTTTAACACCCATAGCACTAGCACAATGTTGAGCTGTAGTATTGACACCTAGAACCATATCTAGTTCAGCAATCATAGCTGCTGTGTCATCATAATCTTTTGCGTCTGTTGCAAATTCAAAGTATTTTACGCCATCAATTTTGCGTTCTACGCTATAATCTAGGCTTACTAATTGTATATCTTTGCGTCTTAATAGTGGCTGTAAATCATCTTCTGTAAGCTTACGACCTTTAGCATTGGTGAGTTTAATGCCACCTTTTGTAGTGATTCCTATAACTTTCTTTTTATAAGAGTCAAACAAAGCTCTCCACATAATACGTTTTTCAGGATCAGCTTTTAGATAAGGTGTGCCAGGAAAGTCTTTATTGTTATGTCTAAAGAACTCTGGTAATCCACCTACACCACATCTGTAATCAAATTCTTTATCTGCTATCCATTCAGGATGAGCTTCTTTACGAGTACCATGTACTTCTGCTTCAGGAAAGCTACGTCTAAATAATGTTTCTAGTTTAGGATCACAGTCTATATAAACTTTTTTACTAGCTTTTATAGCGTCAGGAATACATGAGCCATAGAATATCTCATCACCTAAACCTTGTTCGCCATAGATAACTAATGTTTTATTAGGTGTTCCATCCCATCTTACTTCGTTACCATATATCCATTCTTTACGGAACTTACCACCTAAAGATTTAGACCACTCTGCCCAACCTTTATCATATTCACCTTTGGCTAAATAACTATGTGCTAGGTTTAATTGTGCGTGTAAATCTGTAGGATTACATTCTAAAGCCATCTTACATGACTTTTCTGCATCATCCCATTTAGACATCTGTACTAGCGTTGCTGCTGCATTAGAATAAGCTAAATGATAATTAGGGTCTAGTTCTGCTGACTTTAGGAAGTATTGTATAGCTTCCTCTGGCATATCCATTTCGTGTGCTGCACGACCTAGAGATGTCCATAATGCTTTGTTACCTGGTTGTTCTTGTAATGCTCTACGGAAGAATTGGTAAGCAAATGCTGGTTTATCACCTTGTAACCAAATATAACCTAAGAAATTTAGTGTAGCTGCATCATTAGGATATATCTCTAATACTGTGTAGATTAGAGGTAATGCTTCGTCATACGCTTCCTTAGTAATAAGGTCGTGTATAGCTAATTGTATATTCTTTAATTCGTCTTTATCCATTACTTCTTGTTTTTATCCATCTCTTTTAACATTCTATCTGAAGCAATGTTACCTATAAATGTTCCTGAGACTGATGCTGCAAATTGTGTGCATCCTGTTAATAATATGCAGATAATGAGAATATATTTAGCCACGTTTTGTAGTCAACTTTAAGTATGGATAGTTTTCGTTGATCTCTTTCATCAACTCTTTTGTTTGGTTAGGGTTATATATATCTATCCCTTTTTGTTTTAGCTGCATTTCCACTACTGGTGGAATACTAGCAAAGTGCGCCCATTCTTGTTTAACGCCTTTATCCCATGTATCTGGGTTATCTCTTGCTTGTTTAATCTTGTCTAACATTCCACTAATATCTTGTGTAGAAGTTAGGTAGTATGTATCTTTAGCTGGGTCGTAATCAAAGTATTGAGTTACACCTGTTACGCTATTGTGATCAAATAATATTGGCATATATAAAAATACAAAGAGGGCGAATTAACACCCTCTATTGTATCACATCTACTTACTAAGCACCTACGTTTTGTACTTTAGCATGTGCATCTGGGTTTTGAACCACTAATGCATATTCTGCTGTGAGTAACCATTTTGTGCTATCGCCAGTTTTAGCAAGTTCTTCTTTGCTCATTGGGCGTAGTGAAGCTAAACCAACATAACCAGGATCAACGCAGAGAACAGCTTGATCTCTCATGAAACGGTCTAGTTTAACTGTGTGGTTACCGAAGTCAGAAACGTAAACGTCTGCTGCGCCAGTAATTGTTGCTTGTGTTGTACCTTGAACATTGTTGAACTTAGTAGCAATACCTGCAAAGCCTGAGAAACGAGCTTTGTTAGTTGCTGACATAAGGATTAATGATGGTTCGCCACCATCTGTCCAAGCTAATTGTAATGCTGATTTTAGGTCTGCTTCAATAAATGTTACAGAAGTACCATCTGTTGGTGATGCTACTGTGCCATTTGAGAAGCCAGGTGTTGTACCTGCTGTAGAACCTGTTGCAATTACTCGGTTAGTAATCCAAGATTCAATACCTGCTGTTGATCTAGCTGTTGCTGGACCACCTGCTGAAGAAGCTTGGTTACGTACGATTGCATATTCCATGTCACGTTTAAGTTCTTTACCAGCTTTCATAAGTTGGTAAGCAACTTCAGACTTACGACCATACTTACGTACTACGTCATATGTGTTTGAAATTTGAACTGTCTTGCGTGAGATTTGTGTGTAGTTACCTAATACTGTTGTAGCAGGTAATGTTGCGAATGAAGCGTCATCACCTTCAACAGATGTATTAGTACCTGCTGCTGCAAGTGCGTCTGTTTGCCATTGATGGTATGTTTGACCTGCTGTCATACGTTTTGCTAATGAAAGCAATGGTGTATCTTCTGGAGAAATATCAAAAATGATATCCTCAAATGATTCCGCTATACCTTTACCGGTGTAGCTATTGGTTGCTGATGCTGCCATGATTATGGTTTCCTTTGTAAATTAAAGCATGTTTTCTATGAGTTTTGCAGCCATATCTGATTTGCCTGTCTTACGTAATGATTCACGTAATTGACGCACATTAGAATTGGCTTCGGCTTTTGTATCTTTAGCTCCAGGTTTCACTACTGGTTTAGCGCTTGATACTTTTTTCTTTACAGTAGAATTTTGTTGTAGTTTGCGCCATTGCATAGCGTCATGCAATACCTTCACGTGACGAGGGTCAACAATTGCGTTGAGTTCTGCATCGGTAAATCCATAATCCTTGCCAGTAGATAACAATGCTTGGTTAGTCTCAGGACTCCAATTTGGTATCTCTTTAGCTAGAATTTCCTTACCTTTAGCTATCTTCTCAGCCATCAATTGCGTTTGCTTAGTAACGAATTCTTGCTTCTTGGCTTCAAACTGTGAAACGAGTGTACTACGTTCTTGCTGTAGTTGGTTATATGTAAAGAAAAGTTTTTGCGCTTCCACAAAATCATTATCAGACAATTGTTGCCAATTCACGTTAGCATATTGGTTTAATTGTTGGTCTAATGCTGTGATCTTTGCTACATCTTCTATCAACACATTGTTAAGTTGCATTTGTTCTTGAAAGGCTTGCTCTTGCAATTGTATTTGCTGAGCATATGCTTCTAGCTCTTTACGTTGTTCTGCTACTTGTTGTGTCTTTTGTGTGTAGTCTAAGCCTTGTTGTGCTAATGCTACGACTTCGTCTAGTGGCTTTTCAACTTCTTCACCATTAACTTTTAGCTTTAGGATAGCAGGAACTTCATCTTCTTCAGACTGTTCTTCTTCCTCAGCTTCTGCTTCTGGTTCTTCGTCTGTTGCTTCTTCTGTCTCTACTTCATCAGTAGTTTCAGCTTCTGCTTCAGCCTCTAGTGGTGGTTGTTCTCTTTCTTCTTCTTGAACTTCAGTTGGTTTAAC